TCTACTATAAATCTCGGCAATGTGGTAACGCGTCCCGTCGCAAGCACCCAACGCTTTACACGCTTGCGCTATATAATTCCCGTTAGCCGCGACCGATCTATCGTTTTTACGCCAATTCTCAAAATTCTTTTCCATATCAACGGAATATAATTCCGTGGGTTGCAAGAAAGAATATTTTTGTTTGCCGTATTCCGTCATAACCTCCACGCTTGCCATAACCCCGTCGTATTCAATAACAACGTCGCAAGGGCTACCATTAAGGGGTTTATACGAAAACGGTTTAATGTAGCACTCGAAACAATCTTTATTTTCGCACTTGTGTTCCGTTCTCGCCGCACGGTAACCGTCCAAAGAAATAAAAACAACGGAATCAGCCTTTGCGATTATCCTCACGTATTGAAAAACTTTCCTACTATCGTCTTTGCTTACGCAATGCTTAACGCCGTCCATCAAATACTTAAAAGCCGCGTCATTGATTTTTAAGGTCTTAATCTCTTTTTGCTGTTCCATTGTCTTTTGCCTCCTCGCACATTTTAATTGCTTTTTCCACCAACGCAAAATCAACCTTTGTTTCCATTTCCTTGATGGTGTCAAGCGTCATTTGCGCTATTTCTTTTTCGTTTTTTCCAAACAGTAATCCTTTCGGTAATACCGTCGTATTTCTCACGGCTACGAAAAGCAAACATTTTACTTTCATAAGCTCGCTTTTCAAAGCCTCTACTTCGTCTATTTGATCCCCAGCCATAATATCCTCCGTTTAGCCTTTTATTTTGGTGTTTCAATCAACGCCGCATTATAGAGCGCGGCAATTAAATAGTTCGTTTTATTTTTAATCTTGCCTTGATTATACCTTTCCTCTACGTCGCTCATTGCCGTATCAAGATTTTGGATAGAGCCATTGATTTTGATATGCCGTAGTATAACTTGCAAATATCTATACGTCGGTACTCGTTTTTTATCGATCACGACGTACTCCTCTTGCCGTACCTTTTCAACCACGGATTTGAAAAGCTGTCTATAATCGTAAATGTTATGTCCGAACATTTCTTTTAATTGGCACTCTTCCAAATAATTCTCAAAACTTTGCTCAATGGCTTTCACGTAAAAATCCATTGCTTGATCTATTTCTTCTGGTGCCACGCTGTCGTCCTCGTCGAGGATTATATCCTTGATTTCTTCGGCGTTCCCACCCCAGCGCATTTCGGCGGCTGCTTTGCGTTTCTCGGAAATTTCCTCGCGTCTTTTAAGGTTGTCCACGACGCGCTCGGAATAAATACGCCCTTTCTTGATTTGGAACATATCATAATTTCGCAAAATAGCGTCCAGCATTTGCTCGTCGGCTTTAAGATCGTAGGCGATCGGTTTAATATCCGTTTCCTTTATGCTACCGCCGTTTTCGTGTAAGATTTCAACCAAACACCAATACAAGCCGTAGCCCTCTAACCCAAAATCCATACGCACGTCGCGCAAATGATCGCGAGCGTGATAATCGTGGGAAAAATAATCTTTCTTTGCCATAATAGCCTCCGTTTATCCTGTAAACTCGTTTAGGATAATTACAAGTTTTGGTGTTTCGCCGTATATCTTTTCAGCCGTAACCCTTATAACTTGCGTATCGTCGCGGTAGGCGACGCTGTTTAGAGCGTCGCACACTACCTTGACAACGTTATCAATATCGGGTTTGGTTTGAGGTCGAATTACTCTACTCAATGCGTCCGCTGTTTTCTTTTTGGAAAAACTTTTAGGGATTGCATAATGGGCAATAATCGTAATATCCAACGGCTTATCCCAGAACGGCGTTTGCCCACCGTTCAAGGCTTTTTGGAACGAAAGATTTATCAAACTTTCGTAATTTACGGTTTCTTTGGGGGTGTACGCCCTTGCAAAACCGCCATAGGTGCTTACCTTTGCCCTTTGCTTTCCTTGCGGTTTGCCGAGTACCTCAAACTGCATATTTAACCCTCCTTGACTGCTTTATCTTCGCCACCGAAAAAGGCGTTTTCGTCAAATTCCTCGTCTGCGTTGAGTTGTGCGCTGGTTGCGGCTACAATATCCGCGGGAGGCGCGGCGTAATAATCGAAGTTATCCGACGCGTTCATATTTAAGCCGTCTTGTTCGTATGCCTCTTGCATATCAATAGACATAATCCCCCACTTGGATATAAGTTGGCGCAACATAGTTTTGAACGCCATAGCGTCGAAATCCTTATACCAGAAAGACGAGTATTTCCACATTTCCTTTTCGGGTACTTTTCCCGCGCAGAAATCCGCATAGGAAACTTTGTCGTATTTCGGCTCTCTACCCTTTTTAGCCTCAATGCTAAACGCTTTGCTGTATTTATCGGCGTGTAAAAGCATTTTCTTTTTACTCCAATAAATGTGCTTTTCAAAGCCATTTACAAGTTTGAACGTTGCAAAATAACCAATCGTAGGGCGTTTTTCGCGTTCTTCCTCGTCCGTAATAAGGTTGACGATCAATTCCTCGTTAAGCTCGTCCCAGCTTACAAATTCCCCCTCTTTGATGGCGATTACGTTAATGCGCTTGTAATTTCCCGAACGGATCGCAAGTTGGATATATCCCTTATAGCCAAGCACAAACGTTGCTACCGTTCTATTGTTTTTCTTATCGTCGAACGGTACCATATACGCCAAGCCCAGCTGGGGGGAAAGGCTCAAATTGAGCGCGTTTGCTAAAAGTGCCGACGATACGATACTCGCATAATCACACCCTTGCAAAGCAAGGTTGGTGGACGTTGCGGAAATGATGGACGAAATAAACTTTTGTGCCTCACGTTCCGTACCGATCATACCATTGATCCACGATTTGATTTTCTCTTGTCCTAAATACGCGGAAATCGTCGTAGGGGTTACAACCGCATTGCTGCTATTTTTCGTTAAACTGTTATTTACTGCCATTTTATTTATCCTCCGTTTTTATATTTTTTTGTAATGGTAGTTATTTTCTTTTAAGAACGCAGAAAGCGCGTTAAGCTGTGCCGCCGTTCCCTTAACCTCAAAAGAGATGGTACATTCTTTGATTTCGCTTGCTTGAATAGGCGTAGGTTCGCTCGTTTCTTCTTGCTTGGAATTTTCCTTTGCCGTTGCCATAGCGTCCAAAATACGCTGTTTTTCGGCTTTCTTCCTTTCGTGCGCCGTGAGCGTACTCGCAAGATTAAGCGTTTCAAAGTAAATTGCTTTCAATTCCACCTCGTCCTCGCTTTTAAGTGTTTCAATGGTCGTGATTTCTTGGACGATCTTTTCGATTGTCGCGTCCATTTCACGCTTGACTGCCGCCATATTCTTGCTCGCGTTCAACCACTCTTTTTGATGGATTCTTTCATACGGGATAAACGCAACGAGATTTTCGGGAAAAACCTCCGCGTAATACGCTTTAATTTCTGCCAGCTTTTCCATCTGCCTTTTTTCTTCGTGCGCTTTTACTTGTACGTCGATTTCCGCGCTTACCGCATTAACCGCGGAAATTACCTCGTTTACTTCTGCGGTGAATTTATCAAGCGGTGCGGTGTAAACTTTCTTGATACGTTTGCGCTCGTTATCCAACGCGGTTGCAAACTTATTAAGCGTTGCCCTATCCGTTTTCGCCACCGCAATAGAGCCGTCGTCGTAAACGCGCCCTTTGTAGTCCACAAGGCGATTTTTTACCTCTGCCAATAATTCGGTGTTATTCCACGCTATCAGCTTGGGTACGAGTTCCTCTACGGGTGTACTTAAAATTAGTGCCATTTCTTGTGCCATTTGTTTGTCCTCCGATTTATGTTTTATTTTTTTGGCTTTAAGATTATATTTGCGGGAGTATCAACGGCGGTCTTTCTTTCCGTTGAACATATCCCCAAAATTCGTGTTCTGCCTCGTCCAGATATTTCAAATCGCTTTTAACGTCGTTTGCGTTTATCCGTATTCGGCGTGTTTTTGTTGCGATTTCGCCGTCTTTATCAACCCACCTAAATTCTGGATTGATTACGACAAAACTCCAGCCAGTTGAAAGGATTTGGTGTAAAATTTGCACGTAGTATTGATACGGGATTTTATCTTTCCACTCTTCCCAAACACGCGAAGAATCTACCAAAACCGTTTTATCTTCGTGTATTCCCTTTAACCCCGTAGCAATCTCGGTTAGTTCCGCGTCCAAACTTGCAAATTGAAAACCGTCTTTGACGTAAACGACCGTTTTATCAACCCTTACTTTGTATCTATCCGCATATTGACATTTGAATAGCCCTATAAGGTGCTTTTCGGCGGCTTGCCCATACTTTACGCGCTCGTTGTCGGAAAGGTCTTTTGCTTGTTGCAAACCCACCTTTTCTGCCCATAGTTCTTGGTTGTTCTTCCAGTTTGAATAACCAAGAATTGCCGCCGCGTCGCTTGCGCCTATGCCATTGACGCGATAAGCCAACCACTCTGGCGTTCCGTGTTTGAGTTTTATTTTTTCTCGCATACGGAATCCCTCGCTTGACGTTCGTGGTACTGTTTCCAAAGTTCCGCTGTGATTGGCTCGACATATTCCTCGCCGTATTTGCCAACCGACGCAACCGCCTCCGTGAACGTCATATTATCCAGCATATTTGCCACAATCGCGCTTACGTTTACGGTCTTTTGCTTTTCTTTCAACAAAACGGAAAGCTTTGCAATTTCCTTTTGGGAAAAATAGAAAAGGATCATAAGCGCGACAATCGCAATTACTCCAAGGATAAGAAAAAATGTACTCACTTTCAATGCCGTTAAGGTGTTCATTTCCCTACTACCTCCTTTGCGCCATCTGCCAAATAATAATCGACATAGGATATTATTTTTCCGCGCTTATTTATCCTTTTACGCTTGATGGTGCGGATATTGTACCCCAGCCCTTTCAGTTCAAATATCCGTGCGCCAAGTTGCGTTATTCCCAATTCGATATATGCCTCAAAGCTCGATATAGAGCCAAAATCTTGCATATACGACAAAACCTCTTGCCTTTGCGTCGGCTTGATTTGCAAGCCACCCGCTACACCGCGTTTACTCATTTTTCGTTTACCTCCGTAAAAATGAGTAAACGCGGTGTAGCG